TGGCAATAGGTGGGGGGCGGGGTTGCCAGTCGGCGCCATATTTCAATGACCCACGGCCTTTGGGCGCCAAACTTTTGTACGGGTTGGCAGATTTCAATGCTCTGACCTGCACAAATGCCGATTGGTCAACGAGATTGACGACTGGCTCCCCTTTTATCAAAGGCCAGTCGGCGCCATATTTCAATGACCCACGGCCTTTGGGCGCCAAACTTTTGTACGTGTGACCTGCACTTATGCAAAAAGTGCCGGTACAGGTCGCTAGATCGCTAGAGCCTAGTGCTAAAGCGTTTACTAGCAATCTAAGACTAGCAATAGCAATCTAGGAAAGAGAAAAACTATGGCAGATGACCTAGCAACACCCGCAGTAGTGACGAAGGTAGTCAAAGACCTTGAGCACGACGCTGAAGTAGTCGTTCACGACGTTGAGATCGACCTCTCACACGTCCACGAGGCGTTCGATCACCTCGTAACAGAGGTCAAGAGCGCCGTTGAGGGCTTCACGGCACACGAGGTATCGGTGATCAAGCACGCAATCGCTCGCATCGAGAAGATTCTGGCTGCGAAGTAACCGTCATGGCGCCCTTACTCACCGTAGAACCGCCAGCACAGGTCGATGAGGTCGATTGCCAGGGCGCATTGGAGCTGATTGAGAACATCCAGGCCCTAATCGTGGACTTTCAGAGCAAGGTAAAGGGTCAAGCGGCAGCAAAGAGCCGCTGAGATGCCTGGACCAGCTCCGAAGGCACCGGCTCAGAGGCGTAGAAGGAACACGACCTCTACTGCGACCACTCTCGTAGCCCTTTCACCCGGTCTGGTGGAGATCCCGGAGCTGCCAGAACGTACTGATGTCATCTCTGGTGAGCCTGAGCCATGGCATCCGGCAGCAATCGAGTTTTGGGACTCGCTGTGGAACTCACCGATGGCTAGTGAGTACGACCGTAGCGACCTGACGGGCCTGCTGATCATCGCAGACCTCACTCACGATTTTTTCTCCGGGCGCCGTGGCATGACGAAGAAGGAGATCGCCGCTGAGATCCGCCTACAGCGCCGTGAGTACGGACTGGGACCGATGAGCCGTCGCTCGTTGCAGTGGACCATCGAACACGCCGAAGAGGCAAGCGCCAAGGGAAATCGACGCAGAGCATCACGCTCTGGCGGTAGAGAAGATCCACGCTTGAGGGTGATAGATGTCGAAGCAGAAGAAGGTTGAGGTCTATCCAAGTCTTGGCGAAGTCGTGGTCGATTGGATCGAGACCTTTCTCGTTCATGGACCTGGGGATATTCAAGGTCAGCCGATTGAGCTGGATGACGAGTTCGCTGAGTTCATCTACCGCTGCTACGAGATCTATCCGAAGGGACATCCGGAGGAAGGCCGTCGTGTCTACCGTCGTGCAGCTCTAAGTCGTCCGAAGGGACGAGCGAAGTCTGAACTCGCAGCAATGCTCGTCTGTGCTGAAGCACTCGGACCCGTTCGGTTCGGCGGTTGGGATGAAGAGACTGGTGACCCTATTGGAGAGCCAGTCGTGTCTCCGATCATCAAGTGCTACGCCACGATGGAAGATCAGGCGTCGAACACTTACGAGACCGTCGAGTTCATGCTCAGAAACGGCACGGTCTTCGATGAGTACGGCCTAGACGACATCGGCATCACTCGGACCAACCTTCCTGAAGGTGGCGTGATCGAAGCCGAGACCTCCAAGGCTCAATCGAAGGACGGTGGCAAGGAAACCTTCTGTGTCTTCGATGAGACCCACCTATGGGTCCTGCCGAACATGAAGAAGTTGCACGCCACGGTCACGAGAAACCTGATGAAGCGTCTGGCGGCAGATGGTTGGTCACTAGAGACCACGACGATGTACGCACCCGGCGAAGACAGCGTGGCCGAAGAGACAGCCAAGACTGCGAACTCGCTCAAGTCCGTTCTGTTCGATCACAAGCAAGCGCCACTGGATACTGACATCACTGACGATGACAGCCTTAGACGGGCGCTGAGGTACGTATACGGGCCATCTGCTGCATGGATGGACATCGAAGGTCTCATCGCCCAGTTCCACGATCCTCAGTGGCGTGAGTCCGACATGCGCCGGTACTACCTGAACCAGCCTTCGACACTCGAAGAGAAGTTCACGACGCCGAACGCCTGGGATGCCCTGGAAGATCCAACTCGCAATCCTGAGCCAGGTGCACGAGTCGTCCTTGCCTTCGACGGATCGCTTAACAATGACTCGACTGCGCTGATCTATGTGACGCTCGAAGACAAGCCTCATGTTGGCGTCGTCGGAGTTTGGGAACGACCAGAGAATGCGCCTGCTGACTGGGTAGTCGATGTCCTTGATGTCATGGAGGCGATTCGCCAGGCAGTACGTAAGTACACAGTCGTGGAGCTAACCGCAGACCCGGCTCGGTGGACATTTCAGCTACAGACCATTCAAGACGAAGGATCCGTGGTCTCGCACTTTCCTCAGAACTCTGGCTTTCGTATGACGGCGGCTACCAGTGGCTTCAGTGACCTGATTGCCACTGGTGGAATGACTCAAGACGGCGACCCACGACTTCGACGCCACGTGCTCAACGCCATCCTGAAGAACGACAACCGTGGCAAGCGGATCGAGAAGGACCGCAAACACTCGGCTAACAAGATCGACCTTGCCGTGGCCGTGCTGATGGGACTCGCAAGAGCAGGTGCACTCATGACAGTCGAAGAAGAAGAGTACGCCCACCTGTATCTGCCATCGGACTTCATCAAGGCACAGCAGCAGCAGCGACCGGCACAACCTCGATCGAACGTGCCAACGCATGTGCAACCGCTTGGTCTTGATGCAGACGGTGAGCCTGAGCCGGTCGGTTGGCTGAACCAGCAGCGTGCACTGCAACAACGACTCGCCCTAGAGAAGGAAAACGCATGAACGGTGCCATCCAGATCGACAGTCTCCTGCTGCACATTGGTGCCGGACTAATCATCGCAAGCGCAGCCCTGTACGTCGGTCTCGTCCTTGCACTCCTAGTCGGTGGTGTCATCGCCATCCTGCTGGCCGAGTTCGTGTGGGTGGATCAGGTGAAGCAGTTCTCTGTCCCGCTGCGTCGGAAGAACAAGGTCGTCACTCGCAAGGAACGCCGACACCAACGCTTGGTGGAGAAGCAGCTCGCCGCCCACTTCGATGACACGCAAGCGGCTATTAGAACTACGAACGAAGGCCACGAGTCAACATGACAGTACGAAGAGCACTATCACAGCGTGGCCAGAATCTAGGTGGTACTGGATGGGGCGGATACGCAGATCCGGCTGTGATCCCGCCGAACTCGGTATACGGTCGATCTGTAGCCGGTGTGAACGTCAACGAGCGTACCGTCGTCTCGCTGAGTGCCGTCTGGTCGTGTCTGAAGATCTTGTCCGACACGATTGCTGGCATCGAGAACCACGTCTATCGCAAGACAGCAGTCGGTGCTGCTGACATCGAGGTCGAACTACCTGATGTCTTGGTCGATCCCTACGGACCAGACTTGACAGCTCGTGGTGGTGTCGTTCAGTCGGTCGTAAGCCTCGGACTTAACGGAAACCTGTTTCGCACAGTCATTGATCGGGACGAGGACGGAAACCCGGCACAACTTCAACTCTTGAACCCTGGACTCATCACTACGAAGCTGGTCGGTGGCGTCAAGACCTACACGATGGGCGCATTGGGTCAGCCACTCAATGCGAAGAATATCCTGCACACCAAGTTCCTCGAACTGCCCGGTTCAGTAGTCGGTCTGAATCCGATTGAGGCCGGTGGCTCCATGTTCGGTATCGCTCAGGCTGCTGAGGAATACGCATCCCGGTTCTACGCACAAGGCATCAATCCGGGCGGCATCCTGTCGATCAACAAGCCGTTGCTGCCAGCGGATGCCATCAGATATCAGCAGGAGCTGGCGACCAATCACGCAGGACTAGCTAACACTGCGATACCGCTGGTGATTGACGCCGAAACGAAGTGGCAGCAGATCTCGGTCAACCCGCAGACTGCGATGCTTCTCGAATCTCGCCAGTTCAGCAAGGGCGAGATCGCTTCGTTCTACGGTGTGCCGCTGGCCTTCCTGGCCGACGACTCAGCTAGGGGATCTACTGAGATCAAGGGCGTTGAGGAACTGCTCATCACATTCGTTCTCACTGGCGTGAAGGGATTCGTGGATCGCCTCAACGAGGCCGACACGCTCTTGCTTCCTCCTGGGTACTACGCCAAGCGTGACATCAACGACGTGTACAAGGCGAACTCACAGGTTCTGTCGATGATGATGATGGTGCTTCGTAATGGCTCTATCGCTACACCCAACGAGCTTCGTCGCTACGTGAACCTTCCTCCGGTTACGGAGGATGGCGCAGACTCACTCTTCGCACCGCTGAACTCGGCTACTGCCGACTGGGAGCGTCCCGGTGGAGGTGCAGTAACGGCACCTTCGACGGATCCAACGGCCACGATCTCACCAAGCACTGCACCGAACTCGACCGTCGCAGATGATGACGTGGACATTGCAGGCTAATGG